AAAGCCTGCACGAGAACAGGGGAGAATACAAACACCGCCGACGATGAGACCATAAGAAGGTTGGAGGTAGGCACCGCAGAGCTAAAGAACACGAACCAGGCGCTCAAGGACTTCGTTGCAAACTACGAGTCAAAGAAGGAGACAAACAAAAAAACGTTTGAAGGCTACACCATAGAGATAAGGACCGAGGACGTGTCGGACCAGAACGTTCTGAAGACAACACTCCCTAGAAGGTACGGGATAGCTCTAGACGGCGCAGGCATTCAGGCAGTCAGGTCGGACTACACGTTCGCATCTGACGACAGCGTGATAATAAACCAGGTGAAGCTACTTCTCACGTCAAAGGGGCTGGCAAAGCCGCAGGAGCAGCTGTTCACGAACCAACAGATGGACATACTGAACGAAGCCATGGCAGCCGTAGAGGACAACGAGATCTCCATGGAGGACATCCCGGCGCCACCGACGCTCAGCGAGTACATGGATCCTCCAGACAACGAGGACGAGAACGACGGCCTCGGACTGAACGCGTTCGTAAACAAGCTCAGCGGCGGAAAGAGGCTGAGGAAGCGCGTGAAAGAAACGATGGCAAAAAGCAAAGAAAAGCTGGACTCTGACGTAAGTTCGGTGAAAAAATAACCACTAAAAGATATTTATAGAATATGACAAAGTCAGAATTATTTAGGAAAATGATCAGAGAGGAGGTCCAAAAGGCCATCCGTGCAGAAATGCCTAAGATACTGAACGAGCTCAAGGCACCTGTGGCGACCAAAGCCACCATAAAAGAGAGCCTTAACGACGCGTACGGGGTTCCGTTGACGCTAAATACGCCTAAGAAACCTGCAGCGCAGGACAAAAAGAGCATGCCAAACTTCGCAAACAACTCGGCCATAAACAGCCTGCTGCAGGAAACTATGCTCAGCATGACCAGTGACGACGCCATGGGGTTCGGAATGGACGTTCAAGACAGGCACCCTATGGAGGTGTTCCAACCGGCAGTAGACCAGGTAGGCGGGGTGCAGGACATGCTGGCATCAGCCAGGGGCGCGGGAAGCATCGAGGCGGTGCAGGTGAACGTGGTTCCGGATTTCAGCGCATTAATGGACAGACTGATCCAGTCAGGAGACATGAAGTAATATGGCATACGGACTAAAACAAATACCGGTAGTGGATCTGAAGCCCTCGACAGCGGTCGGGGTGGCGATACCTTTTCAGGCGCCCAACGTGTTCACGCAGGTGTTCACCACGGCGGAGCAGACGAAGTACAACATGATAAACTTCATGCTTACGGACAGGCGGGAGCGGCCATTCAATCCAAACTTCGGTGCGGGACTCAGGTCAAGGCTCTTCCAGCAGATGACCCAGGACGATCTGGACGCCCTCAAGCAGTCGGTATCGAGCCAGGTCGAGGCCTACTTTCCGAACGTGCAGGTAAACTCCCTAGAGATCATCGGAGACCCGGACAGCCACACCATCACCATAACAATGACATACTCTTTAAAAAACCTGAGGACCACAGACAGCCTGGTCGTGAGGATACAAAACGGATAAAATGGCAAACCAAACCAAAGACATAAAGTACATAAACAAGAACTTTGACTCGTTCAAAGGGGACCTGATAGAGTATGCCAAGGCATATTTCCCGCAGAGCTACACCGACTTCAGCCAGCCTAGCCCGGGAAGCATGTTCATAGAGATGGCGTCCTACGTGGGCGACGTCCTGTCATTCTACCTGGACAACCAGTTCCAGGAGACGTTCATACAGTACGCAAAGCAGACCAACAACCTGTACACCCTGGCCTACATGCTTGGATACAGGCCAAAGGTGGTGTCTGCGGCGCTGGTTAACCTGGACGTGTACCAGCAGGTGCCGGCAAAACCCGGTACGTACGAACCTGACTTTGACTACGCGCTGAACATACAGCAGGGCATGCAGGTAAAATCCAACGTCAATCCGAACGTTTACTTCTACGTGCCTGAGAGGGTCGACTTCACCATGTCATCCTCGATGAGCCCTACGGAGGTGTCTGTGTACACGCTCTCCGGCGCTAACCCGGACAAGTACCTTCTCAAGAAAACCGTACAGGCCATATCCGGTCAGCTCAAGACGATAACCTTCAACTTTGGCGCCGCCGAGAGGTTCAGCACGGTCACAATAAACGACTCAAACATAGTTTCCATAGTATCGGCCGTGGACAGGAACCTGAACAACTGGTACGAGGTTCCATACCTTGCACAGGACTTCATCCTTACCGGATCTTCAAACACGAGCTCCGACAAAAACACCGTGCCGTACATACTGCAGAAGTCATCGACTCCCAGGAGGTTCACCTCGAGGTTCCAGTCAGACGAGAGCCTGGTCATAGAGTTCGGCTCCGGCATAAACTCAAACAGCAACGACACGGCGTACGTGCCAAACCCAAACTCGGTAAACGTTGGCCTAACAGGAGGAGGACTCAGTCAGATAAACACTGCGTACGATCCGACAAACTTCGTTACCACGCAGACATACGGACTGGCGCCGGCAAACACCAGCATAACCTTCACCTACCTTGTTGCAGGGGGAGCACAGGACAACGTTCTCGCAAACCAGCTGACCGTTCCTGTATCTTTTACAGCGACCGGCATCAACACGTCGTACGACAACACGGTAGTCACAAACAACCCGGATGCTGCATCTGGAGGCGGCGACGGTGACACGGCGGAGGAGCTGAGGATGAACTCCATGGCGGAGTTTCCGACGCAGTACAGGGCGGTCACGCAGCAGGACTACCTGGCCAGGACGCTGAGCATGCCGGGACAGTACGGCAAGGTATCAAAGGCATACGTGACAAAGGACGACGTCACCTTTGCAGACTACAACGCGAGCGATCCTGCCGACAGGGACCCGATACTGATGAGCCTTTACGTTTTAGGACTGGACTTCAACGGCAACCTGGCGGCCCCGTCGCCCAACCTGATAGCGAACCTGAACACGTACCTGCAGAACTACAGGATGTTAACGGACGCGATCAACATAAAGCCCGCGTACATCATAAACATCGGGGTGAACTACGACATCGTGCTGAGACCAAACTACAACGGCCAGGACGTGCTTGCTAGGACGCTGACCGCGGTTCAAAGCTTCTTTGACATCGACAACTGGCAGATAAACCAGCCTATCGTGCTCTCAAACCTGTACACCGCGATAGACTCTGTCGAGGGGGTTCAGACGGTGAAGAACATCGAGGTTGTGAACCTTTCGGGAGAGGCCAGCGGCTACTCAAAGTACAGCTACGACGTGAAGGGCGCAACAAACAACAACGTGATCTACCCTTCGCTGGATCCGTCAATATTCGAAGTTAAATATCCAAACGTAGACATCAAAGGCAGAGTGGTAGCCCTATAAAATAACGACAATGGCAGTATATAAAATATTCGCGGCGGCAGACGCAACGCTGTATTCAGCGTATCCATCGCAAAGCACAGGTCTAGACGAGATCCTCGAGGTAGGATGCAAGAACAGTCAAATTCCTTCCTCTGTGGCAAACTCTGCAGACGACATAAGGAGATCGGTGGTTTTATTCTCCAACGAGGACATAAACACGGCATTCAATCTAGCAAGAGAAGGAGATTCGTACTCTGTTTTTTTTAGGCTCTATTTTGCAAACGCAGAGAATCTGAACACAACGTACGATGTATTTATTGCACCCGTAACAGAAGGTTGGGACATGGGAACAGGCAAGTTCCTGGACAGTCCAGAGATAAAAAACGGAGTGTCTTGGGTCAATAAAACCGAAAATACAGCTTGGACAAATCCTACAGATTATTATATTACTAAAGGAGGGGGTGCTTGGGACAATGGATTACTAATATCACAATCATTCGGATATAAAGATTCAAAAGATCTCAATGTTGGAAACTTATACACAATTGTGAGTAAGTGGATCGAGGAGGAGATTCCAAATTATGGACTGATAGTAAAGATGTCTGCTTCTATCGAAGAGAACAGCGGAAGCTTTATAAACCTGAACTACTTTAGCGTTGACACTCATACTATTTATCCTCCTACGTTGGAATTCAAGTGGGACGATAGCTCGTACAATACTGGAAGCCTTTCTGTAGTGTCAAACAACAGTACTATAGTGACTCTCGGAAACAATCCCAATGTATTCAAGAACGACACTGGTAAATACGTCTTCACCGTAAATGCAAGGGACAAGTACCCAGCAAGGGCATTCACCACGTCTTCTATATACACCGTGAACAAAGCCCTGCCTAATTCATCTTACTGGGCGCTCCAGGACGTAAAGACCGAGGAGATGGTCGTAGACTTTGACACGAACTACACGAAGATAAGCTGCAACTCAAACGGGTCGTACTTCCCAGTTTACATGAACGGGCTGGAGCCTGAAAGGTACTACAAGGTGCTTGTGAGGGTGGACCTGCCTACCGGGGAGAGCATAGACATCGATGGAAACAACATCTTTAAAATAACAAGATAACATGTCAGAGAACGTAACATTTATAAAGGAAGTTCGAGGTCTCAATACTTATAAAAAGGTGGTGGACACAGAATTCACAGAGCTGGTGACTCCGGTCACGACTGTGGCAGAGCCTGTGGTCACCGTGGCAGACTTCTTCAACTACTACGAGCGGCTCTTCTTTGACATACCGGTGACCGGGGTGACAAACTCCCACACCTACCTTGTGGAAAAGAGTCAGCAGTACATCGGGGCCGGGGTCATAGACCAAGAGAAGCAGGCACTGATAGAGGAGATCAACTCACTGAGAGAACAACTAAACGATTTAAGCGCAACATACCTTAACATCTCACAATTAACGTAATGGCAGAGATAGTAAACATATCATACATAGGTTCTGGAACGGAGACCCAGGTGTACTCACCGAAGGACAACTCCCTGATCACAAACAGTTTCATCTACACGCAGTTCGGGGATCCCAACGACAGCATAGAGTACTTTATCTACGATGCAAGCGGGAACCTCCTGGACAAGGTCTACAACGCCGCGGATTACAAGCCTAGCAGCGTGGTGAACCCTACCACGGAGCTTTACAGCTCTATCACGCTGGATCCGCAGAAGGATCTTGCATCGAGGGGGTTCAACAGGGGGACCCTTGACATACAGTACAACTTTCTAAGGAACCTCTTCAACTCTGCCTACGGAAGGTTCTATTGGATTAAGGAGGTTTCTCCCAGCAGGACCGAGCTGAGGCTTGCGTCCCAGGACATAAGCAACACGGACATCCTTGCTGGCTTCAACCAGTACCAGGCGTACGTTGCGGGGCTAAACTACTACAACGACTTCTACCTGAACTTCGGCAACAGCCAGCACATCATCGCGGTCAACGTAGCATACACAGAGGACGAATCTGGGGCCTATCTGCTGATAAAGCTGTATGA